TATTTTCGGATTTTTAAGCACAGCTCTGTATTCTGCGGCGTAATCAACAAACTCGTCGATGTTTATCTGCTCTGCTGCCATCATGGTCACTCCTTACCTTGCTTTTTTAACCCTCTGAATAAATTCTTTCCGTGTCAGGGTGATAATTCTTCCGGGCATCCCCAGTCTCGAAACTTCCGCGATCTCCGCTCTCATCCCCTCGCTGATTATCCCGTCAATAACAACAAGCAGGAACTCGTCGCAATGTCTTAAGGCGTGAAGCCCGAGCCCTAAACCACAATCCCTCTCACGCTCGTCCTCGTCGTCCAGAAACTGCGTGAAATAGATATGAGGTACAATCGGTATCTTATCCGAAAGAACCGTCTCTCTGGCGAAATACTGCGCCACCACTACATTGAATTCCTGCTGTCTTTTGCTTTTCGCTCTGTATCTTGAAATGATATAAACTTTTTCCATGCCGACCTCTTTCCGCTTTGTTCCGAAGCAGGCTTTAAGCCTGCCCCGGAATCTAAAAGCAATATGTTTTAGTTGAAAGGTAAATCATCAACATTGCCGTCGGGAACATTCACGAACCCGTCGCCTGCTGCCGCTGCAGGAGGTGCGGTGTTGTAGTCCGCATCGTCAACCGCTGCAATGTTGGAATCGTTCTTCAGGCTCTCTGCCATGGCCTTGGTAGCCTCTCTCTGCTCGTCGGTCAGCTTGTCAACGAAAGCGAAGTTTGCGCGGCTGTAATCAATGCCACCGTTCGATTTCTCTTTCTTCAAGGTAATCTTGGTAATGGCATCGTAACAGCGCATACCCTTAAGCAGGATCCTCTTGCCGATGTAGTCCCTCATGAACTTAAGGGAAGTCGGGGGCAGGGAAATAATAAGCGGCACAGGGTTGCCCTCTCTTAAGAAATAAACTCTGTGAATGTTCTTGCAGGCTTTTCCCGTTCCGTCCGGCGCAAACTTGTTATAAGGGCAATCGGCACAGTTCCTGATCTCTCCGGTCTCTCTTACTATACCTACTTTGCCGTCAATGCTGGAACAGTCGGGAGCTTCGTTCCCGCCCTGAAACTTTTCTGCCCAGTATGCGTTGATCGGGTGGTGGTGAAGAATAACGCCTACAAGCTCCTTTACCATGTCGGGGCTGTCCTCATCCTCTCCGGGAACCTCGAACGCAAGGCCGCCGCCTGAAGGAATCTTTACTCTGTCAAACGGAATCGAGCCGAGCCCGTCCATCTCCTCCGAAATCGCTTCCGCGAAATCTCCCGTAAGGGTCTGCAGATCAAACTTATCTGCGGTTACTACTAATTCATTCTTTTCTGCTTTTGCCATGGTCTTATTCCTCCTCGTTATCTGCGTTAAAATCTTCTGCGCCTACCTGATCGGCTTCCTCGAAACCATCCTCGTCCTTTTCGAGTCCGTCCATGTATTCCTCGAGCGGTGTCGGCGGCTGGGAACCGTACAAGTCCTCCATGATCCTGCGGCTCTGCGCTGCTAACCGGATCGCTGCTACTGCGGTATCAATCGCGGAATTGTAAAGGCTTCCGCAGATGTTCGTGAAATCGGAATCTCCGTTTGGAAGAAGGGAAAGCATCGACTTCATCTCAACGCCCACGGCCTTGTCCGCTCTCTGAAGGCTGGAATAAAATTCTGCAGCAATACCGTAGCCCTCGTGTCTGTTTCTGACTGCGCTCGGATGTTCTTCCTGAACGATCTGTCCGAGTGCGAATCTTGCTACTTCCTGAATGTTGTCTTTCAGAGCCCTGTCGCTTTCCAGCGTCATGTCAAGCTCCATCTGTTCATACTCTTTCATGCTTCATCCTCCTTGATATCTGCTACGGTCTTTCCTGCCATGAAGTGTGTAATAAAATACTCTTTCTTTCCGACAAGCTCATCCAGCTCCCGCTGCTTTTTCTCAATCTCCCGGTCGAACTTCTGAAGGATGCTCTGCTCGGAAACCTTAAGCTCGTTCTTATCGCAATAAACCAGATCCCAGCCGGTCGTATGCTCGTTGTAGTATAAAAACTGAATCGTCGGCAAGGATCCCCAGCCGCCTTCCTCGAAGTAGGCGACTACCATTGTCGGCAAGTCCTGAAAGTTTGCGAAATCAACGATCATGCCCGGGTAAATCTTATCTTCCTTATCGCTGTAAGAAGATGTCGGATCGCCTTTCTTAAGGAGCTTTACATCGTCCCCGACCTTGAAAGTGTCAATCCTTCTTGCGCTGCGGAGATCGATCTCCATCTTTACTCCGTTGATCTCAACGGTTCTCATAAACTCCATGTTATTCTCGCTCATATTTTTATCCCTCCTGCTTCTGTCCTTTTTCCCTGCTATTCCTAATAAGCATTTGTAAAAAGTTCTGCCTATTCTGCTTCTGTACAGCCTTCGCCTTTGCCCTCTGTGTGGACTTAACGGCAAATGAAGAAAAACCGCTCATACTTTTCTGGTAGCTTCTCCTGCTTCTCTGCTTGTGCTTCTCTGCTGTTGCCATTTTTATTCCTCCCTGTTTGCTTTTGCTCTGTCGAGCGCCTTTGTGTTCGCTTTTCTCCGAGACAGTCCCAACTTCTCGTAAATGGAAAGCGCCTCGGCTAATTCCTCTGGAAGCTCCCCGGCTTCCTCAACAATGCCCTTGCAGGTACTGTTAAGCGTTCTCGGGTCCACTCTCTCAACGATGATATCTCCGAGCCCCTGCTCCCTTAAAAGATCAAGGAAATCAATACCCTTTTCCTGCAGCTTGTCCTCGCCTAACTTGGAATACATCGTTTCCTGCTTTAAGCTGAAATTGTAGCCGTCTACAATCTGGGAGGGTTTTTCCTCGTCGATCATCATCTGGCAGATCTCCTGCTCCAGCGTTTCCTTTGCCTCGTTGTTTGCTTTGGTCTGCTCTGCGAGCTCATCCTTTCTTTCAAGAATCTTCTGATACTCGCGGAGCTTGTCGTCTAATACCGCCATTGTTATCTCCTTTCCTTTGCTATAATTGCCGGTAGTGTCTGCTCCGGCGTTGTCATGCTGTTATTGAATCCTTGGTTATGGTAAATAACCTTCTTCAAAGTGGATCCGCTGACTCCGTACTTCGGGTTGACTCCGAAAATGTTTATGTAGCTTTCAAGGTCTCCCCTCTCTGCCTGCATGGCCTTTGTTACCTCGAACAATGCGAGACAGTCGTCGATAGCTCTATGCGTGTTCTGAACCTTGTCTCCGAGCTTGTATGCTTCAATGGCGTTTGCCAGCTTATGCGGGAAAGCTCTTCGGTCTTTGTAAACCGTAAGCGAATCTAAATAGTCTGCTTCGTTAAAGGCTCTGTTCCAGCTCGGATGTTCCTCTCTGTACCGCCAGAAAGCCCATCCGATAAAGTTCAGGTCGAACTGTGCGTTATGCGCTATCAATAATGTTTTCCCGGCTCCCGTCAAAAGGCCTGCGAATTCTTTCAAGGCTTCTTCTTCGGAGACACCCTCGTCATCGAGCATCTTGTCCGTTATTCCGGTAAGCTCTACGATCTTATCCGGTATAAACTGCATAAGCGGAAGCTTTACAAAGTAATCAATCCTGCTGGAATTGCAAGGGCTAATCTTAACCGCTGCAAGCTCAATGATCCGGTTCTCTTTCGGGTCAAACCCTGTTGTCTCCGTATCGAAGAAAACGAGGTTATCGTAGCCCTTAATGTCTATGGGCTTATCTTCACTTCTGTAAAAATCAAGTTCCTTTTCCATCGCTCTGCTCCTTTCTGAATGTTTACGGCTGCTGCCGCGGCGGCTTTCCTCTGATCTGCTCGGTCATGACCTCCTCCTTTCCGGATCCTGCGGCGGATCCTATACTTCATTTCCCCAGCAATCCCAGCCTTTGCGCTCGTTCCGGGCAAAGAGTTCAAGCTTCTTTGCGTCCGGGAACATACTCTCGATCATCTCGTAGGCACACTCTGGCTTCTGGCTGTGCTTTCTGCTTGGTTCCCTCATAACTGTCGGGAAAGCTCCGCGTCTGTCCTTGTCCGGCATAAGAATCTGCCCGGGCTTGAAAAACCAGATCAGGTATTCGTGTGAAAAGCGAACCGTATAGGCTGCGGCGGGTCCGTTTATCTTGTCCCATATAAGCCTTGCGTGTACCTTATATCCAAGCATCTCCATCATGCGCTCGGTTTCTGGAAGGTACTTGTCTATCGTCCACATGAATATGTTGTGTTTCTCGGTTAAGATCCTCTCTGAAATCCTGCGGTGAATATCCATAATCTCCGGCACACTCATCGTCTGGTATGGTACGGAAATTCCGGTGCTCTTGGGTCTTGCGTTCTTCTTGCCGCCTCTGCCCTGCTGCCATGGCGGATCCGTATAAAGAATGTCGTATCGCTGGTCTGTATTCTCCCAGTCAATTTTCATTGAATAATCGCCTCCAGTCGTCTACTACTGTGTTTGCTAAATCCTCCTTGCGTTCCAGCGCCTTGTATATGTCTGAATCTATCGTGTGCTCAACTACTAAATGAATGTAGGTACAAGTGTTTCTCTGGCCTATACGATGGATCCGGGCGAGGCTCTGGCTGTATGCTGCGTAGTTAAAGTTTGCCGAATAATAAACGCAGGTATCTGCTGCCGTTAAGGTTATCCCCAGTCCTGCCGTGTCGATCTGTGCAAGGAAGATCATCGTTTTCGGGTTCTTTTGGAAGTCGTCAACAATCGGGCCTCTATCCTCGATCTTGATGTCTCCGTAAATGCTCTGCATCCCGATCTTCTTTTTCTGAATAAGCTTTGTTATCAGGTCTATCTCCGGTCGAAATCTGCAGAATATAACAAGCTTCTTTCCTTCGCCTAAAACATAGTCGTCTATGATGTCCTCTAATGCGAGAAGCTTTCCGTCGAATACGAATTCCGGCTTGAGTCCTTCGTCCGGCTGAATAAAGCCGCCGGTGAACTGCTGCAGGCGAAGTAGTTTTGTAAGCACAGTCGGTGCTGAAATCTGCCCGCCGTTTTCAAGCTCCGCGAAGGAATCTCTCTTGATCTTCTGGTAAAGACTCTTGTGCTTTCCCTCGAGCGGAATGTTTCTTGTTAAGAATGTCTGCTCCGGAAGGTCTAACGCTTCTTCCTTGGTTACTCGGTATGCTATCGAATACTCTCTCTTGATCAGGTTATCGAGGTCTCGGTAGCCTATGATCTGCTTTTGGTTAAAGCCGCCCATGATGGCGTAGCGTCCTCTGAAAGCGTAATAGTTCATGCCGAAGACCGTAGGGTCCAAAAATCGGTACTGGCTGAATATGTCTATTGCGTTATTCTGCACCGGCGTTCCGGAAAGAATAAGCTTATACTTGGCTATGTCTCCGAGCTGGTGCATCGCCTTGCTCTGCTGTGCATCGTGGGTCTTTATACGCTGGCTTTCGTCTGCTATGATCAGATCCGGTTCCCATTCCTTTAAGGCTTCAAACAAGCCCTCTCGCCATGTGCTTTCGTAATTTATTACCGCAACCTTCAAACCCTTAAGCGGGTAGTTCTTTACCGCTTCAAGCTCCCTTAAGCGGTGTTCCTTGGTTCCGGTAAGCACACCCACCCTGCATCTGAAATCTGCATACTCGGCCATGTCCTTCGGCCATACCGGGCACACCGAGGTCGGTGCTACTATCAATACCTTCTCAATGGCTCCCATCTGGTACATGGCTCCCATGGTGGCTATTGAGGTTAAGGTCTTTCCGGTTCCCATCTCAAACAGGAAGCCGAAACCCTTATTTATTAGCTGTTTCTTTTGCATTGATCTCCTCCAACTTGTCGAGCTCTCCTGAAAGAACAAGGGCGGTAGCCTCAATAACTATCCTGAATAGTTCCATGTCCAGCGTCTCCCATGAAATATGGGTAGCCTTTGCGTGTCCGGGTTGTCCTGCTGTCTTTTGCGTGGTCATTTGAATCAATCTGTAAACCGCATCTTTAAGCTCCGGAATGTTTGCTTTCTGCCCGCCGTCCTTTAAGAAGTGCCACATAACATCTTTAATTCCGTTTGCCGGGTTCTCCATTCTTCGCACCTCCGATCAGTTTCCGCCCTTCCAGTTCTCATCAAAGGCTTTCTCATCGCCGTCGCAATAAGCAAAGAATCTGTCGAGGCTCTTTTGTACCGGCTCCGTTTCAGGCTTCGGTTTCTCCGGAACCTTTACGATCGAAGGGTCAAGTAGTCCGAATGTAAGAAGCGCCATGACCGCACCTCTCTGCTGGTGCTTGAAAAGCGGAATCTTAACCGGGAATTTATACTCGGTCGGTTCTTCCATAAGCCTCTCCGCATCCACCGCCTTGCGTACTGCGATCATTCTCTGTCGCTCGGTTTCTATCTGCTCCGGGAGCCTAACCATGCTTGCCAGCCTGTCTAAAAGCTCCCCGGTCGCTGCGCCCTCGAGCCATTTTGTTTGCTTATTCCATCGCATCATGTTCCAGCTCTTTATAATGGCGTACTGGGTGCTGTCCAGATCTGCTACTATCAAAGTGCCGTTTTCTAACTTCATCTTCATGTTGTTTGCCCTATCCCTTTACAAATTCGTTGTATTGCTTTTCAAGGAGCCTCTCGTATTCTTCGCCCTTTTGGATCTCCGCTTTTCTGAAATCCTCAAACTCTTTTATTTTCGCCTCTGCCTTTTCGACCTCATCTTCCCAAAGATCTATAATGTGCAATACGGCCTCTCGCAGCGCCTCGGTTACATCGTCCTTGTAAAAACCGTCGTCATCTTTCTTGGGCCTTACTTCTTCGCGCTCATCCCATAATGCTTCGAGCCTGTCTCTTTCGGATTCCGAAAAGCAATCAAATCCGTAAGCCTCCTGAATATCCTCTCTCCGGTCGAAATCTTTAAGGCATTGATATCGTGGCGAGTTGATAACGGCTTCCCTTTCCATGGCTGCTTTCTTACTTCTCGCCCGGGTCTTTTCTTTTACATACCTTGCTTTTGCGTCGTTGATGAGGTGCTCGGCTTTATTCCTTGCTTTTACTATCCGCTCGCGTGTTTTTTGGGCCTCCTCGTATTCCTTTGCATTTACCATCTGCTTTCACTCCTTTTCCGTGTAGAATGTATGGCTTCCGTAGGAGAACAGCTCCTTAAGGTTTCTCGAGTGCCATGTAGGCTCTGGAACTGTGGTTCTGAAATAAAGAGCTCCCTTTGACTCGTTCCATCCGTCAAGTACAAGCCTTAAAGCCTCGTAGCAATCATCATCAGGCTCTACTCTGTCAAACCGTCCGTTGCTTACCGGGCTGAATTGCCCTTCGTCGTAAATAACCCCGGAGACAGTGTTCGGGAATCTCCAGTCGTCTATCCGGTTCAGAACAACCAACATAACAAGCGCCTTGCCCTCTGTCGGCTCTCCCTCTGCCTCTGCCATCGCAAGCCTGACAAGCAGGTCTCTGTCCTCTCCTGAAAGGCTGTAAGCAGGATCCGGCTCGCCTATTACCTCGGGCTTTCCGGGGAAGTCTCCTGTCTGCTTCTGAATGGTTCCAACCTCTGCTGCCTCTAACGGCTGTTCAAGCCTTGCAAACGCCGGGTACGCTTCAACCTTTACAGCTTCCGCTTCTTCTGAAAACGCCGAAACTGTAAGCGTTATTGTTGCGGTCAAGGCTATTGCTCCGAAAATATAGGCACACGCTTTTCTTATCCGGTGCCGCCTTATAAGTTCCTTATAGTTGCTTCGCGCCATTCTCTGCCTCCTTCTTGGTGTCTCGTTTCTTAAGCTGATCAAGGCAGGCTTTCGTGTACCGTTCCCGGAACCCTTCCGTAAACTGTACCTTTACTTTGATCTCTTTTTTCATAGCTCCTCCTGTGCTCGGAAGGTCATATCATGCTCGGCATGGCCAGTCCGCTAAAACTGTGCGCTGCCTTACTGGGTAACGAGGGGCTGCTGCTTATCAATACTTTTCTGCAACTTCATACCCTCTAAAACCGCAAACGCTATACGCTGTTCCTCGCTTGAAAGCAGCCGGAAGTTCTTAATAACAGAATCAATCTCGGGCGTTGTGTTTACGGTTTCCTCGGTTCTTTCCATCATTACTTCTGCCATGGTTTTTCCTCCTTTCCTTGTACGCTGCGCACTCTTTTTGGTACGCTATGCGCTCATTATAGTTGACATTGCGTACCTTGTCAACAACTTTTTTATAATTTTGTTGACAATGCGTACTTTTTAAGGTAAAATCAAGCCATACCGCATAAGAAGGAGGATGTAAAAATGGAAACTATCAATGAAAGAATTTTGAAAATAAGAAAAGAGTGCGGGTTAAGTCAAGATGCTTTCGCTGAAAGAATCGGTGTAACCAAGTCGGCGATCTCCGGCTACGAAATCGGAAGGCGCGAACCGACTTTACAAATTATAAAATCAATCTGCCGGGAGTTCGGTGTGGAGGAAAACTGGCTCCAAACCGGCGAAGGGGAAATGATGCGGGCTGAACCCGAAGACTCTTTAGAAGAAATGCTGAACCTTTACGACTGTTCGGATTTTGAAAGAAGCTTCTTTAAGGCTTACTTTACCGAGCTTTCCTCAACCGAAAGAAAGCAGTTCTCCGAATACCTGAATCGGGTACTCGGTATCACTTTCGGAAACATTGAACAGATCGAACGCTCCCGCGAAGCTGCTTCCGAACCTTTTACAAGTATGCCCGAAGATGAAGACACCGCCGCTGCAGAAGCGGCATATAAAAAAGCCTTTGGGATTCCGTCCGAACGGGGATCCCAAACATTGCCTTCCACCGGAAGTACCCCGGAACGGCAAAGTTCATAAAGTGGAGGAAAGTATGAAGAAAAGATTGTTGCTGATCCTGCTGGCGTGCCTGCTTCTTTCCGGGTGCGTCAGTCAGTCCGATTATGATGCGGCGGTCTCTGCAAGGGACCATCTCTGGGAAAGCGTAGAGGAAGAATCGAAAGAAATAGGGCTGTTCAGAACTGCGTTCGACACAGATCTGTGTGGCGCTCTAAATGAAGAACGCTCCGCATATCAGGTTATTATAAACCGTGAATGGGAGCTTGATGATCTGCTTTCCTGCTTAAATAAGTTTGAGGATCTGGAAAGCGAATTTGAAAACGGCGTTACCGGGATATACATAACCTATGTTACATCCAACGGCAGGCCGGATTATTCTATTTATGTATGCCGTGAAAAGGTCGGGGATCACTTCGATGCTCCGCTTCCTTTTGAATAATGGAAAACCCGCCGTACTGTTAGCGCAGTAAGGCGGGCTGGTCATGCCGTGTATGATATGAGCGATATGTAACCGCAAGCCGCCGCAGGCTTCCGGTCGGAGCATATCAACACTTCCGAGCGAACTTATTATACACCGAATGGCCGCAATTCACAAGCAGGAGGTGTATTTTTTATGCGTTTCTTTACCTATGGCAGGAAGTCCGTTTACAAGGATAATTCCGATTCTATCGACAATCAATTCCGTATGTGCCGGGAATACTGCGAAATGCGTTTCCCGAACGAAATAGAAAGCTGGCAGCAGTTCTCCGATGAAGATTTTACCGGGGCGAATACGAACCGCCCGGGCTTTCAATCAATGATGGCTCTGCTCCGGGAGGATGCCTGCGATGTCCTCGTGGTCTATCAGCTCGACCGCTTCTCCCGTGATGTCCGTGATTTCTCCGCCGCCTATGCGGAAATGCAGGCACACCATGTCCGCTTTATCTGCCTTGATCTGAACATAGACACATCAACCCCTATCGGCGAAGCTATGATGTATGTCTCCGCTGCGTTCGGGCAGATGGAACGAAAGAACATAGCCCTGCGTGTCGCTGATAATATGAACGGTCTTGCTAAAAAAGGCTACTGGGTCGGCGGCAATCCACCGGTAGGCTACGAGCGAAGCCGCATCATCGTCAATGGAAGAAAGCATGTAACCATCGTTCCGGTTCCTGAAGGCGTAGAATATATGAACTGGCTGTACGATTATTTCCTTTCAGGATCCTATTCCCTTCAGGGCCTCGAAACCGAATTCCGAAAGAAAGGCATTAAGGCACAGGGTGGCTCTTTCTTCTCAACGACACAGCTCCACCAGCTCCTTACCTCTCCGTATTGCTGCGAAGCAACGCCGGAAGTGTACGACTACTATGCGGCGAAAGGCTGTAAGATGGAGTCTCCCCGGGAACTCTGGGACGGCTCCGTCGGTGTTATGGTCTACGGAAGGACTACGCAAAAAGGAAAGTCGCATCAAAAGCAGCCACCTGCAGAATGGACTGTATGCCTCGGCTATCATAAGCCGTTTATGCCTGCCGAAAAGTGGCTTGCCGTTCAGGGAAGAATGACCCATAACGCCTGCTTCCATAAACCGAAATATCCGGTTCCGCTCCTGCGTGGCGTTCTGCGGTGCTCGTGCGGCGCTCTGATGGCTGTATCAACGAAGAAGAAAACAAAGGGCGTGAGTCGTTGGTACTATTGCGAAAAGCGTATGCGTAAAGGCGCGGAAGCCTGCGCCTGCTCCCAGATCAAGTGCGATCTGCTGGATGAAAAGGCTCTTGAAGTGTTCCGGGAAATCGAAGCGGATCCGAAACTGATAGAGAGGTATGTGGAAAAATCCGAAAAGAAGAAGGGCGAGGATCCTCGGAAGCTGCAGGCGAAGATCTCCAGCACAGAGGAAAAAATCGGCAGGCTTGCCGCCTCTCTGGCTCTTGCTGAAAACTCAACCGCCTCCCGATATATCATAGCCGAAATGGAATCTTTAGACTCCCAGCTCCGTGAACTTAAGCATAAGAAAGCGGATGCGGAAGCTGACCGCCGTAAGGAAGTAAGCGAAGAAAAGAAAAACTCTGAAAAAGTAAAGGAAATCTTTAGATTATTAAAGGGAATGGAAGGCTTTACTGCGGAAGAAAAGAACGAAATCGTAAGATCAATCGTGAAAGAGTGTACTTGGGACGGGGAAACGCTTTTTATTTTGCTTTGAAACTCGTTTTTTTATAATGCGTGGCTCTGCCCTCATTATAAAAATGTGAAATTGAAAAAGCCGGAAGAAATGAATTGCACTTTTGGGTCCTGAAAAGTGCATCTCGTTTTGTCCGGGGCGTGAAATGAATCCTCTTTCTGAAATGAATAGAACTTTTGCAAAGAAAAAAGGCGGGAAGCTCCGAAGAACTCCCGCCTTAAAATCTGTCTCTTTGCACCCCCTTAAACCCCCTCCCGCGCACAATTTTAGCGCACAAAAGAAAGCCCAGCAATGGACGCAATAGACAAAGATTTTATACCTTTTTGGTGTAATAGAGACAAATCCATCCGGCTCCGCTCTTAAGCCTGCCCCATGTATTGTTGCCCACCTTTGTTTCCTCAACAATGGTATAAATGCCCTTGTCTCTGATAACTGTGGTAACGGGGTAGCTCGTCCCGGCTCCCTTGCGGACATTCAGGGCGCTCGCCGTAACCTTTACGGTATAGGGCTTGAAACCCTCGGCATAAAGATCATAGAAAGTCTGGCCGTAGCCCGCCCTTTTCTTCTGAACTGCCGCTCCCTGATCTGCCGGTTTCTCGTAGCCGATCAAGATGGCGTTGCTGGCTTCAAGCACACTCTTTGCGTTCTTAAGCTGGGTCATAACTCCCTTGTAGCCGGAAAGCTCTTTCCAGAGGTAGTCAAGCTGCATCTGAATGTCTCCGATGCTCTTGCCCTGTGCCTTCGCGAAGTTAAGAAGTGCTTGCTTCCTGCTCCAGTAAGTCCACTGTGCAAGGCCGTAGCCCGCGGAATCCTTGACGAAATTCGTATAGGATCCGTTATCTACTGCTGCCGTGTATGCCTCGTCGCTCATGCCGAGCTTTTTCTCGAAACTGTTCTGAAGGTTGTTTGCCCTCAGCCCGCTCTCTGCATAAAGGTTTCCCATAATGCCAGCAACGGCGAAGTCGCTCAAATTATGCCCTTTTAAGAAGTCCCATATCATTTTATCGACTGTGGTCTCTTTCGCTTCATTCTGCGGCTCCTGCGTTGTCTGGGCTGGCTCTTTTGTTTGTTCTGCTTTAGAGGCTTCCGCGAGCAGGGCGGTTACATCCGCTCTCGCTGTTTCCATACTTTTTCCGTACTTCGGAAACCAATGCATAACATCGCCATGGTTGCTGCCGAGCTGGAGTTTGTAGCTATCTGAATGGCAAAGAATTGTAGGAACTTCTTTTTCCGCATAAGTAACCGTGCCGTTCGGATCAATTCCAAACATCTTGCAAAGATACGCGGTGATCTCGCACGCCTCTTTGTAAACTTTATTGAAGTAATCAGCGTTGTTTAGACCATCCTCGCAAATTTCAAACTGAATCCAGCCGTCGTTGCAGGACGGCCCGTTTTTATAGGCATTTCCACAACCCCACGGCTTATAGTCCCATGGCATTGTCTGAACGGTAGAAACTGTTCCGTCTGCAAGTTTGCCAATCCAGCAATTAAGTCCCGCCTTTCTGTAAATATGATTCCAGTCGTTCTTTGCGGTGTTCTTTCCGATGATGGCAAGAAGTTTTTCTCTGTCGGGAGCGTTATCGTCTGGCTGAACATACCTTCTTATATTCGGGTTGTTGCATCCGGTACTATGCCAAAGAACACCTCTTACTGTCATTCTGCCAGTTCCTTTGTAGCAGGTGCTCTGTGTTTGCATACAAATAAGGGGCTTGTTGTTCTCACTATATTTCATGCCCTCACCCCTCTTTCAACTGTTTGTAAACCTGATTAGCTCCTGTCGCTGCAAGCCCGGACACAATGCCTACGGCTACGGCTGTAATGATGTCCGCTGCGGGGAAATCGGGCATTCCGATCAGGAACGCTACGGCTCCAAGAACAGCCCCTGCAATTCCGCAGATAACCGGGATAAACTTGCTGTCAATCGGAGACACCTTGATGCCCTGTCCGATCAGGAAGCAAATAACCGAAATTGCCGCTACTCCTGCGATTCCAAAAGTAATGTCCATAATGAATACCTCCTTACATTCCTATCTTTGTGAATAAGAAACCGAGTACAATGCCCACAACCGCTGTTACGATGTAGGCTACAACCTTGCGCCACATCTCTCCGTCTCTGCCTTCCAAGGCTTCAAGGCGCTTGCCCTGCTTCTCCTGCTCTTTAACCATGTTTCCCATGTTTACGGCCAGTTCCTTAACGGATGTCGTAAGCTCTGAAATCTGGTGAACGGTCCCTTCGAGCGCTTCAATGCGGCGGTTCTGACGATGGTTCTCATCGTCGATCCTTCTTGCGAATTCGTTATGAACTGCAAGTGTTACAAAGTCCTTTTCTTCCACTGCGACAAACCTCCTTTCCGGGTTAAGGTTCCCATTTTGAAGCGATCTCGCTGACCGCTTTCATTTCCTGAATCTCGCTTTCAATTTCCTCGACTTGAATATGTTGAATAAGCAAAGAAAACAGGCGGTCAATAAGCTTCGCCTG